GAAGAAGCTTTTTGTGCTGCAGAGCCTACGGGCCCAACACGTTGTTGCACAATAACGCTCGATCCTCCCCGGATCTTGCGACCCTTTCCCAGGGCCACACCCCATTGGGGTTAGTGGAGGCGCTGTAGGGTCACTACAGTGCCTATGAAGGTGTCTTGATCTAATTCACGGTGTTCGTCCCGTGTTGACCCCTTCACATACGGTTCTTGGTCGCTGCGCTGTTCCCAAATAGGAACTTTCATCGCATTCAATGAATCGATATAGCAGTCCCGAGAGAGATAACGGGAACCAAATTCCTTATTTATCTCTTTCATTCCTCCCCAGAACCATTGCCTAAAGGACTTATAACCCTCTATGGCATTTCCATGAGAAAAAGAGGAACTTATATCCGATACGTAATCGTATCGAAGACGGGCGGGAAGCTCGTTCTCATGGAACTCCTCCAACACTTTGGATGGAGATTTGAGTATACCTTTTTCAGGTAATGCTCGCGACAATGGGATGATATCCATTGCCACAAGGAAGAAAATTCTAATCGCACTCGAGCGATCAACGATTTCAGCGAAATCATAACCATTCATCAAATTTCGACGTTTGGCTTCCTTCCTTACATCCCTTGCACACACAAGTGTAGGGTCTAGACCCGCGTCATTAAACCGCGCAGTTGTTAGCTGTTCCAATTCAGTCCAGCTATAGCTCTTGGCCAGAGCGTGGGTGGTTAAAGCCACCTCATAACTCTGAATCAAGGCGTCTAGAGTGGGGTTTTCCAGACCCTTGGGCGAAATGCCCGTGCGACACCGTCGAAATAGGAAATCAACCCATATCGGTGTTCGCTCCGCTGATGTCAGGATTCTGAACAGCGGGTAGATTATAGATGGAATTTCATCTACAATCCGGTCCCATAAAATCTCTTTTGGGATTTCGTGGGGACAATCATATCCCCCTATGGAACCTGGAAGAAAGTTCATGACATCCCTTGACATAAGGGATCCCATGTTCCTATGGAAAGTTCTTATGACCATAGGATTAACTTCCTTCCTGGGATAATAGTCAAGCAACTTCTTCAGTGCTGCCCCCTTCCCTATTACGGGGTTTCGGGCTGAGGGATTACCCTCAAGTGACTCTATCCCAAATGGAACAAGTAGTCGTGACATAATAGTGTCCGTACAACATTGTTCCGAGTACTCAACATCCTTTAGCCTCTTCTTCCAGAAGAGCCGAGTGCCGTATAGGTGGATCCCACCTTGGCAAAAGGGTACCCATACACTGGAGAAGAAAGTCTTTTCCAGCTGGATCTTGTGTCCAAGATCTTTGTGGGTGTTAAGTACTTTGTCAAAGATCGCTCTAGATGCGTACATCGCCACATCATCACCGGCAATTAACCAGATGAATGAGCGTCTGAGACTCATAGAAAGGTCATATTTGACTTTTCTATGAATAAGTTCACTTGCGAAAACTAAGATTTCCTTAGTTCCAGCATTCCCCATTAGGAGGCCATTAGTGGCTGTGAACTGATGAAGAACCTTAGACATTGAAGGGTCTTCATAAATTGTTACTCTTCTATCACGGAAGATTAGAGATAAAATTATCTCTATGTAACACCATATCGCAGATCCACCCAAGGCAGAGCTAAGAAACTCTGTTAAGGCGGCACGCATCACTCCCTTATCTAGGTTGTTAGATGCTGATGTTAGGTCGTAAACACCGACTGTCCATCCCATCTGCGATATGTTTGGATCTTGGATACTAAGTGTATCTGCAAAATCCCATGCCTTCCAGCTTCGGTTAAATGCCGAATATAAAGCTGGGACTCGATTGAGTAATCCTGCCATCATATGGGCAAGAGGTTGGCATGCAACGTTAACATAAGATGGTTCCATTGTGACCCACCTTATCTTACCGCCTGGCTCACGGACACAATGTGCCCTGCATGGTATAGGTTTTTCACCTACCACTGAGCTAATTCCTCTTTTTGCGATCTCTAAATCGCAATAAGGGGGCAACTCGCCTAGGTATCCCTCGTCGATAAGAATCTCGAGAGACATCTGATAGAGTTGTGGTGCGAACTCCCGATCCAACCCAAAGATCGGTTCCTCAAGTTTCCCACTTGAGTATACCCCATATAGGTATAGTTCCACCAGAGTATTGGGTGCGTCGAACGTCCTAAAAGACGACGATAGAAAGTTACGAAATTTCGTATCTAAAGCCGACTCCCTACACATTGTGTATAGTTTTGGAACACCTTCCTCAATCCAATACTCTCTCCCAAACCACGTCTGAGCTTTTTGACTCTTTTGTGGAACGGAGTACAGATATCTGCTGACATAGAGTTGAAGAAGCTCTATGCCTTTTCCTCCCTGACTACGCGTTCTGTTTGCGCTTGCAGAGAAGGATACAGATATGTGTGGGAAGAGATCGTAAGTTTGTTTCTCCTTACAATCCCTTCCTATCGAAGAAGAGACACTCTGAACCCAGGGTGGACAATCCACCCGTGGCTTCGTGAGTTCACGATGGAACTCAAGTATCTCTTCTTTTTCCCGTTTCGGCGTAATAACCGGAACTGGAAAGTTTCTTGTTTGTGTGAGCATCGTAACCCTTTCGCTTACCTCTTTGCTAAGCGTCATGTTCAATAATACATGCCATAACCATGGAAAGGTATCGAACCACAAGAAACCGATTCGGCCCCTTTTACACCCAGGTATTTGCCGGGGAAAAGGAACAGAGTGTTCTTGGTCTTTACTGACGAAACGCCGTATCGACAACATGGCCTTTTTCCATGTGTCAAGAACACTATTGGGGTTATACGTATGATTACATACGCACCACCGCCATAGCCGAGAAATCAGCTCACTCTTTCGACATTCGAAAAGAATGGGAGATGCAAGCCTGCAATTGTCTTCAATTGCACGCCACGTATAGATTAAATGTCGTATACGTGTCTCATTAGATTTAGAAATCTTATCTACCACATCCACCGGTAGATCTCGAAAGAGTTCTAAACCAAAAAGGATCCTTTTCCTCGTTGAGGGTAGGATGTCATGCCGGAAAAGGTTGGACATAACAACCTTTCTACCTTTTCGGTTAAAAAAGTAGAAGTCACCACACAGGGTGCCCTCGAAAGACTTCGCCTCGCCGAGACCCGG